GTACGTCTATACATAATAGATAGCACTGTGATATCGATTGTACAAGTACCAGACGTAACTTTATTGAAGGTAATTTGTAAATGTCTGAAAATGTTGTTCTTTTCTGTCGTGTGAGTGAGCAGCTCAAGGCCCAGTTGGAGGCGAGAGCCAAGGCTGAGCGGCGTTCTGTTGCCAGTTTAGTTGAAGTTTTACTGCGTGAGGCCATGAATGAGCCCGACACAGCAAGGCTTGAACAGGTGCAGAAAGCTGCCGGTCATGTCGCATAGCAAGTTTAGAAACAAAAAGGTCCAGCTCGATGGTCACACTTTCGACAGTCAAGCTGAAGCCAAGCATTACAAGTTTACCCTCAAGCCCCGGTTGGAGGCCGGGGAAATAAGTCATCTGGAAATACATCCACGCATTAGATGCGAGTTAAATGGGAGAAAAATATGCGATTACATAGCCGATTTCAGATACTTAGACGTATCCTTTGCTGGCCCACAAGGGCAACAAGGTATGACAGTGGTGGAGGATGTGAAGGGCTACAAGACAGACGTTTACCGACTGAAGAAGAAACTTGTCGAAGCTATGTATCCCGGCACGAAAATCTGCGAGATATCGCCGGGACAGTATCGGTCCGTGAAATTATAATGGCAGTCTCAAACTGGTCAGGCGTACCAGCATCTGAGCTCATCAGTGCTCGCCGCCGCCGGGACGTTACACGCTGGCGCAATATTATCTATTTGCTTGCTTATGAGCTGACCTATCAATCTTTGGGCCAAATAGGCGATGCGCTGAACCGGGATCACTCAACAGTCTGGGCGGGAGTTCGCAGGGCAAAAAACTTCTTGAAGACAGACCGAGAGCTCAAAGAAGCTTACAACCATATTTATAGCGGGTTGCGGAATGCTGTGTCCTGAGTGCCAACAACGCACACAAGTGCTGGAAAGCAGGCTAGATGCCAAAACAATCCGGCGCAGGCGCAGATGCCCTGCCGGACATACCTTTAACACTATTGAGGTATTGCTCGAGGCCAAGTCAAAGCCAGCACCCAAGCCCAAGCCCAAGCCAAAGCAAAAGCACAAGCCAAGAAAGAGGGTTTTGTACCCTCGCCCGGCACCGCAACCGACATACCGTGACGAGCTCATGGACGATGATTTCGATAGCTTCGATGTCAAAGACTTGGGGCTAGATTAATGCTGCGTCATACAGATTTATGTTCGGGCATCGGCGGCTTCAGTCTTGGCTTTCAATGGGCTGGCTTATCTGAGCCTGTCCTGTTTTGCGATACAGACCCTTGGTGCCGCAAAGTATTAGCAAAGCACTGGCCTGACGTGCCGATAGCAGAAGATGTTAAGGAGTTAGCAAATGACCCAGATGGACTTGTTCCAGACTGCGACATCCTCACAGCAGGATACCCCTGTCCACCGTTTAGTCTCGCCTCAAGAAAACGAAAAGGTGAAGCAGACGAGCGACATATTTGGCCTTACATTAAAACAATCGTATCAGCAAAACATCCAAGCTGGCTGGTTTTTGAGAATGTTAGAGGACATATTTCGCTCGGGCTTGCCTCAGTCCTCGATGACCTTTCAAAAGAAAATTACACAGCAATCCCTCTGTTACTATCGGCTTTCAGTGTCGGCGCAATACATGAACGAGCCAGACTTTATATCGTGGCCTACTCCAACAACAGGTGCTGCGCTGTGCGGTGGGACAGGCAACTTCAACAAAATGCAGAAGCTGTGCGATGCCGGAGTTCTCGACGAGAACGAGCGGCGCAATTTGACGCAAGGCAATGGAGGCAAATCCAATCCAGACCTTATGGAGTGGCTGATGGGATACCCGAAAGGCTGGACAGAAACCGGGCGTTAGGCAATGCAATCTTGCCGCAAATAGCCATGCGTATCGGCCAGACAATCAAGGCAGTGAACTCATGCAATACCGAATGAAAATCAGCCGCTGGCCCGGTATCTGGGAAACAGTGCAAGAATGCAAACTGTGCGAAGGCCGGGGCGAGACAATGGTTGAGCATGCAGTCGTGGATTACATGAACGGCGGATACCTCACAGACAGGCTGGACACTTGCCCAGATTGTGACGGCGAAGGCCATGTGCCAGTGGATGAAGATGCAGAAGAAACAAAGGAGAAAAAATAATGGACGCATTTGCAGAAGGCATCGAACGGGCCAAGGCAATTAGGGAAAGATACGAGGCAGATATCGACATAAATGTTTGCCGACCAACAGACGTGCCGGAGGGCGATGAGTTTATCGAAAGCGGCATCACACTTTTGCGGCAACAAGACCCGGCCCACAATGGTGAACTCATGGAAATTCGGGGGTACGATGAGAATAGTAAACCTTTTTCTTGCAAATTCAGGATGCACAAAGGGCAATCTTTAATGATGAGGGCTGTTAGCGGTCACGCTCACATCAATCGTTTTGCAGTAGAGCAAATCAAAGAAGAGGATACCAAGCGGGCTGCTTACAAGCTCAGGGACAGTCACGGCATTTGTGTGCTCGAAGACAAAGAGCTCTTGCGCGAAATTACAGGCTGGCTGGCTCAACTCAATGAAGGTTACGAGCCAACCAAAAAGGAAGAGGAGCGCTTGCGTGTCCTGTCCAAAGAGCTACGCGCACGTCTCGCAGACGGGTACATGGCAAATTGTATTCCAAGGGATTATCGCAGAACATACTGATGCAGAAGTCTAAACTTACTCCAGACCCCATCAGGGACGCACCAGACGGTCACGGCAACGGGCAATCACCATCCGCTATTGCTACACTGCCGGGACGCTCAACACGCGACACCCGCTTCGTGCGCTTCCCGATGACGTTCTTTGTCCTCGCTTACTGCTGTAGCCACGCTAACGGATACACAGCCCTGTTCTGGGTTAACCAGTCCACAATCGCAAGAGACATGGAAATATCACAGCAAGCTATCTCACAGCACTTCAGAAAGCTCGTAGAATGGGGCTACATCGAGAAACTGCGTAACCAAGACATCAGACGTCCTTACGGTAAGAAAGGCGCACTCTGGAGGGTCAAATACGACCCGGTCATGACCTTCGAAGAAGTGCAAGCAGTCGCTGATGCCATGCCCAAAACAGAAGAAGAAGAGCAAGAAGTGGCAAAAGAAACCATCGAACAAGCAGCTAAAGGTGCAAAAGGTCAACAGTCCAGACGTAAACAAAACAAGTTCAAAGAGGCTGTGGATAACTCTGCAACTACAAGCCCCACCTTGTATGATAATGATTCGCAATACAAGCCCCAGCTTGTACAAGTCAACAAGGTACAGCTTGTAAATAACACTTCTACTATAACTGTAGAAGAAGATATAAATGAAGTTGATTGTAGAAGGCTGTGTATAAGCTATGCACATGCGGTCAACAGGCGATGGGGTCGAGGGTTCAAGCATGACCTGAGGCAAGAGCAACTGGCACGGCAGCTTCTGTCATTAGGATACACGCACGACACATTCATGGCAGATGCAGAAAGTCTGTTGGACTGGATGCAGAAGAAAAGCAAACAACCGCCTGCCAGCCTCCAATACTTTATTGCTAGAAAAGAGAAGCAGGGTAAGCCAGCCGATGCGGCGGGGCTAGTCAAGAAAGTCACAGCAAGCATGAGGTTGCCATGATTGTACAAAAACCAGACGGTCGGCTAGTCATTGTACAAGTACAGGAGCGGTCAACAATACAGGCGCAAAAAAGCGACCTATGCCCCCCCGCCCCTGCCGCACGTATAGGGGGGCTATCACAAAAATATTTTGGCAAAAAACATGAAAGGAAAAAGCCATGAAGAAGCGATTGAACATTATGCAGGCGAAGGAGATAGAGGGCCGGGACAAGCCTTACTGGGCGAGGATAGGCACTTTGTTCATGGATGAAGGCGGCAAGATAAGCATCAAGTTGGATGTTTCGCCTTATCCGAATAAGGAGGGTGAGGTCTGGCTTCGGTGTTTTGAGGATGACCGTAAACAGGACGGTGTACCGGCTCAGCAAGGGAACCCGTGGGGATGAGCGAGCGCAAGGTTCCGCCGCCCGGTCGGTTTGCTATGGGCGAGATAAGGAAGAGGCTGAAGGGTTCTGAGATTATTTACGATAATCGGGATGCGTTGGCGGAGGAGCTGCTTCGTTTGGGGTCTTCAAAGATTACGGATGTTGTGGACATTGAGGGCGGGACTGTGAAGTTGAAAGCCTTGGATGACATTCCTGACCATGTTTTGGGGGCGATAAAGAAGATTAAGGTTACGCCGACAAGGGGTGGTGACCAGATTGAAGTTGAGATGATTGATAAGGTTCGGGTGTTACAGATGCTGGCGAAGAGTGCCGGGTTGCTGGATACCGAGAAGCAAATTGATAAGCCTAGTGTTGTAGCGATAGAAATGGTGATGCCAGATGAAACAGATACCTCAGGGTCTGAAACTTAATTTTAGCTCCTCTCCGACTGTAGCGCGGTTTTTCAGGAGCAATGCTTTTGTGCGGGGCATCATGGGGCCGGTGGGCAGCGGCAAGAGTTATGCCTGTTGTGCGGAGATATTCCGGCGAGCTGTGGAGCAGAAGCCCTCCCCTCGGGACGGGATAAAGTACAGTCGCTTTGCGATTGTTCGTAATACGCATCCGATGCTGCGTACCACGACTTTGAAGACTTGGCTGGAGTTATTGCCGGAGGATGTCTGGGGGCCGGTCAAGTATGCACCGCCTATCACGCATCATATCAAGCTGCCGCCTCGGGATGGAGCTGCCGGGATTGATATGGAGGTTATCTTTCTAGCTTTGGATGACCCCAAAGACACGCGAAAGCTGCTCAGTCTTGAGCTGACGGGGGCGTGGGTGAATGAGTGCCGTGAGTTGCCAAAAGCTGTTATAGACGGGCTGACGCATCGTGTAGGGCGGTTTCCGACCAAGGCTGATGGCGGTCCGAGCTGGCGCGGCGTGATACTGGATACCAACCCGATGGATGATGACCACTACTATTATCGTTTGGCTGAGAAAGAAAAGCCCGGTGGTAAGTTCAACTGGGAGTTTTTCCGGCAACCGGGCGGTGTTTTAGAGGTTGATATTGAGGAGTTGCCTGCTGAAATGCCTGAGGCGCAGGGGTATACTCATCAGGCTGGCCGCTGGTGGCAGACCAATCCCAAGGCTGAGAACCTGAAGAATTTGCCCAATGGATACTATGACCAGCTTTTGGGCGGCAAGAACCTCGACTGGATAAGGTGCTATGCTCAAGGCAAGTACACGTTTGTGCAAGAGGGCAAGCCGGTCTGGCCTGAGTATAACGATAATCTCATGTGCGATGATTTAGAGATAGAGCCAAATGCGCCTATTCATATTGGCCTTGACTTTGGTTTGACCCCGGCGGCGGTGTTTGCTCAGAAGCTAGGCAATGGCCGGTGGCATATCTTACATGAGCTGGTCACCTTTGATATGGGCCTAGAGCGGTTCTGCAATCATCTCAAGACTGAGCTTAATGCGAGGTTTTCCGGCATGGAAACGCTAACATGGGGTGACCCGGCTGGCTCGCAGCGTGACCAGATATTTGAGACAACGGCGTTTGACCATTTAAAGACACATGGCATTTTGGCACGGCCTACCGCGACAAACGAGTTCCGCACCCGGCGGGAGGCACTGGCGATACCAATGGGCAGGCTGATCGATGGCAAGCCGGGCTTTATGATTGACCGCAAATGTGTGCGTTTACGCAAAGCTCTGGTCGGCGGCTATCACTTCAAGCGTGTTGCTATGGGCGCTGGACAGGAGCGCTTCCGGGATGTCCCGGACAAGAACGAGCATTCCCACGTTGGAGATGCGGCGGGTTACTGCCTGCTCGGCTCTGAGCATAAAATCATGACTAAAAACCCCAACCGTATGACCCGGCCTGTAAATGCAAAGGTTTTAGATTTCGATGTTTTCAATTGATGAGCTAAACAAAGTCATGCGGATGGATGTGCCTCGGCACAAGGTTGTCCCGTTTCATCCGGCTCATTTGTTCATGTGCGAGCTTAACGAGTTTGACAGAAAAAACATCGAGCTGTTTGATGAGTATCGTGAATATTTGCAGACATACGCTGAGCACGGTCATGCCTTTACAGCGATTGGCGATGAGGATGTCTATGCAATGTTTGGCCTCTGGGAGCTGTGGCCCGGAGTGGGCGAAGCATGGCTCATACCCTCTGCAAAAATAGACCGCAAAACAATCGCTCTGCACCGTGCAGCCCTGCGTTTTTTCGAGTACGCCGCAAACAAAATGCAAATAAAAAGGCTACAGTTTACTGTTTGTACGCTAAATGAACACGCTGACCGTTGGGCGCAGAGGTGTTACTTTGAGCGTGAAGGATTATTGAGGCGTTACGGCCCCGATGGTTCTGACTACTGGATGTATTCAAGGATGTTCTAAATGGGCGGTATTTTTTCAAGACCAAAAGCTCCCCCTCCTCCTGACCCATCAATTGATGAAAATTTGCGGCGTCAGGAAGAAAAAAACCAACGTGATGAAGCCTCGACCCGGCGCAGGCTTGCGGCCAGAGGCGCTGCACGGCGCACGGGCGGCAGACGGATGTTGATGGCTCCCGGCGTTTATGGTTCTGATGCACTTGGTAGGGATATAAATTTAAATACAACGCTGGGCGCTGGACGTAATCCGCGAGGCTAACATGCGAAATTACAGGCGCAACCCAAAACATACGGAGGCTGATTATGTACGGAGCCAAAGGAGCCAAGAGCAAAATGTCCAAGAAAATGGACAGCAAAACGAACAAGATGCGTCAAGCAGCGATGAAGAAGTACGGGAAGAAGAAGACTAGCTAAATGGTAGCTAAACGGTTTCAAAACCCTGAAGGGGGATTGAATGCGGCTGGTAGAAAGCATTTTAAGAAAACTGAAGGTTCGAACCTCAAGCGTCCTCTTAGCTCTGGCACTAGCCCTCGCCGCGTATCCTTTGCTGCACGTTTTGCTGGCATGAAGGGACCAATGAAGGATGAAAATGGTCGGCCTACCAGAAAGGCTCTGGCTTTGAAAGCATGGGGTTTTGGGTCAGTAGAAGCCGCCAGAAATTTTGCTAACCGTCACAAGAAGAGTTGATATGGCTGAGCTTACAAAACGCCAACAGGCAACGATGAAAAAACATAAAAAACATCATACACCGCGCCATATGCGGATGATGACCAACCTGATGAAGCAGGGAAAGTCATTTACTCAGGCTCATGCTGAAACACAAAAGAAAGTTGGGGATTGATGGAACTCTCTACTGAAGTTCTGAAAAAGCGATACAAGAAAGCTCAGACCCATAAAGAGCAGTGGCGAGCCATCTATGAGGAGGCGTATGAATACGCCCTGCCTATGCGTAACCTCTATGACGGTTACTATGAGCAATCAACACCGGGTCAGAATAAAATGAAGCGGGTTTTCGATAGCACTGCTATCCACTCAACAGCTCGTTTTGCCAACCGCCTGCAATCATCTTTGTTTCCTCCACAACGGGCATGGTGCCGCCTGTCACCCGGCAATGAGGTACCACAAGAGCGCGAGATAGAAACCCAGCAAGTCCTAGACTTCTACTCTGAGCGCATGTTCTCAATCATGAACCAGTCAGGCTTTGACTTGGCTATGGGTGAGTTTCTGCTGGATTTAGCTGTGGGTACGGCTGTGATGTTGATACAGCCCGGAGATGAGCTGACCCCTATCAGATACACAGCTATTCCGTCCTACCATGTCACCTTCGATGAAGGGCCAAATGGCAACGTAGACACCGTTTATAGAAAATTCAGACGTCCGTTTCGTGTCATCGACAAGGAGTGGCCTGACGCTGAAATGCCTGAAGAGATGATAAGAAAATATCAGGAAGACCCAACCGAAATGGTTGAGCTGCTTGAGGCAACCTATACCGAAGACAATAAGATTTACTACTGCCTTATGGCTATGGAAGATGATTACAAGCTAGTAAACAGGTCACTTAAATCATTTCCGTTTGTTATCAGCCGGTATATGAAAGCCTCGAACGAGCGCTATGGGCGCGGTCCAATTTTATATTGTTTGCCTGATATCAAGACCTTAAATAAGGTTGTTGAACTAACACTTAAAAATGCCAGCATCTCTATCGGCGGCGTATTCACGGCTGTAGATGATGGCGTTCTAAATCCCCAGACCATCAGCATCGTGCCGGGTGCTGTAATAGGCGTCTCCTCCAACGGCGGCCCAAGGGGTCCTTCGCTTGCCCCTCTCCCTAGGTCTGGGGATGCTAACCTCTCGCAGATTGTGGCTAATGATTTACGTGCAAACATCAAGAAAACCTTGCTAGATGAGGGTCTGACCCCGGATAACATGAGCGCCCGGTCTGCTACGGAAATCAATGCTAGGTTATCTGACCTCGCTCAAAACTTGGGCAGTGCGTTCGGCAGGCTGATAAGTGAAACAATGCACCCCATTGTTCGCCGCACACTTGAGCTGATGGATGAAATGGGAATGATTGAACTGCCGCTAAAGGTCAATGGCCTTGAGGTAAAGGTCACCCCGGTCAGTCCTCTTGCTATGGCAAACAACATGGAGAAAGTTTCAGAGATTATGCAGTTTATGCAAGTCTCGCAGGCATTAGGTCCACAAGCGCAGACACTGCTGCGGATGGATGCAGTCGGTGATTATCTGGCTGACCAGCTTGGCATACCGGCTGAGCTGAGAACCACACCGCAAGAGCGGCAGCAGATACAGCAAGAATTACTACAGGCCGCGCAGGCACAGTTGCAGGCGCAGGGCATGGCACAACCTGAACAGGCTATTGAGCAATGAGCCAAGCAGATAAAATACGCAGCATAAACGACCCCGGCTGGGACGGCGTAGACGCAGACAGCGAACCTATCCGTCTGAAGAACATGGACCTACAGCGGGACATGGATATTCAGTTTCACCGCTGTTTTACCACGGAGGCCGGAAAAAAAGTTTTAGAACATCTGCGCTCAATAACCATTGAACAACCGGCGTGGGTGCCGGGCGCTGATGCTTCTTTTGGTTACGCACGGGAAGGTCAGAACAGCTTAGTGCGTGAGATAGAGCAAAGGATTAGGAGGACAAATGAGCCAAGATGACGATAACCAGCAAACACAGGAACAACCGGCTGAAGCACCGGCTCCTGATGGATTGATGGCCGCAGCAGCGCTCGCTGAGGATAAGGCAAGTGATGAAGAAGAGAACATCTCGCATCTCGCCGAGGACGCCGAGCAGGCTGAGGTCGAGGATGAGGACATTACCTACGAACGCCCGGACTGGTTCCCAGAGAAGTTCTGGGATGAGAAGGAAGGCCCGGACCTAGAGAACATCGTTAAATCATACGATGAATTGCAAAAACAGTTTAGCCAAGGCAAACATAAAGCACCCGATGAGTATGACACCTCTGTCCTATCCGAAGCGGGGCATGACATGGAAGACCCTATGGTCAATGCCTATGTGTCATGGGCGCAGAAGTATGGTGTTAATCAGGCAGCGTTTGATGAGCTGGCCGGTCAGATAACAAATTTGGCCTCAGAAACTGGTGCGGCTATGGAGGCCAACTACGAGCAAGAGCGACAGGCACTCGGTCAAAATGCTGACCAGATTATCAAGTCAAACATCAACTGGGCTGATGGCTTGGAGCGAAAAGGTGTTATATCTGTCGAAGAACGCGAAGAGCTCAACGTCTGGGGCGGCACAGCTATTGGTCAGAGGCTTATGCAGAAAGTGCGTTCTATGACCGGGGATATGTCTCAGATACCAATTGCTGACGTAGCAGAGGCCGGAATGAGCGAGGATGACTTTAAGGCATCTATGCAGGCTAAAATGGCTGACCCTAAATATGGCTCAGATATGAATTACACTAGACAGGTAGAAGCGGAGTTCACAAGGCGTTACGGATAATCTCTCCAACTGCGGGGCTTCGGCCCCGTTTTTTTATACAAAAACCAGATGATGTGTTTGCAGTCTTTACAAGCTACAGCTTGTAGTGTATGTCTGAAAGTGACTGATAACCCGACTGGGCCGGTCTGGCGTGGAGAAATCCAACGGGCGCTGACGTTCAGCGAAGCCAGAGGCCGGGGCTCTCCCCGACAACCTACAAGGCGAAAGTTTTGTTTTGGTTCAATTGAGGAGTGAAAAATGTCAACGAACCTTTCACCCGCATTCGTCCAGCTATTTGAAGCAGAAGTTCACCAAGCCTATCAGGGTGCGGCTGTTCTTCGCGGTGCTGCTCGGACGCGGACTGGTGTTGTAGGGGACACCGTAAAATTCCCTAAAGTGGGCAAAGGCTCAGCCTCTGTTCGTACACCTCAGACTGATGTAGTGCCAATTAATGGTAGTTTCAGTTCTGTGTCCGTTAGTCTTACTGATTTTGTGGCTGCTGAATACTCAGATGTGTTCAATCAAGCCAAGGTCAATTTCGATGAGCGGCAAGAGCTTGCTGCCCTAGTCGGAAATGCCATTGGCCGCCGTGAAGACCAGATAATTATAGATGCATTAGATACTGCGTCTGCTGGTTCAACTGTGGCAAAAACAGTGGTAACAACGGGCTCAGCGGCAGCATCAAATCTGAATGTTGGTAAGATTATCGCCGCCAAAAAAGCCTTGGATGCGAAAAACGTACCAGCAACAGACCGTCACTTCATTATTCATGCCAATAACTTGGCTGGTTTACTGGGTGACGAACGCGCAATTTCGAGCGATTTCCAAACACTGCAAGCTCTGGTTGGCGGCCAAATCAATCAAATGATGGGCTTTACCTTCCATATTGTTGGTGACCGAGACGAAGGTGGTTTGCCACTGGCAACTGCTGACCGTACTTGCTTTGCGTTCCACCGCTCAGCAATCGGGGTCGGCGTTGGTATCGCACCGAAAACCGAAATCAACTACATCCCACAAAAAACATCGTTCCTTATCACAGCCATGCTCTCAATGGGCGCGGGTGCGATAGATGTTGACGGGATTGTTGACGTAATTTGTGAAGAATAGGAGGGCTGACAAATGGCATTTGCAAGAGCGGGTTGGAACCCAATCGGTGGTCAGTCTAAAAAAGGCACAGCTCCACAGTTATTTACCTACACAACCACCGATGCTGTAGGAACTGTGGACGGCGCTGGATACTTCAACAGCGTGTCTGATGATGTTTCTGTCGGTGATGTTATCATTTCGGTGACATCTACTGGCGGTACACTGGCATCGTCAATCCACACTGTTAAGTCCAACGCATCAGGCGTGGTAGATGTCTCTGACGGCACCACCATCAGCCAGACTGATAGCGACTAATCGAGCGGGGCGGCAGCTTGCCGCCCCCTCTTCCACTGGAGGTGTAGATGGCCGCTGGCGATAGCGATGTAACTATTTCTAACAAAGCCCTGCTTTTACTTGGCGCAGAGGCCATTTCTTCTTTCAGCGATGGAACGCCCGGCGCTCAAGCCTGCAACACGATTTACACCGAAGTAAAGTTTTCGACTATGGGCATGTATCCATGGTCATTTACTATCGCAAAAACACAACTAGCACGGGATACTGTTACACCTCAGAATGAGTGGACATATCAGTATCTGCTTCCCAATGACATGCTGCTCGGCGTTCCAAGGGCAGTGCGTACCACCTCGGCGGCTGGAGGTCAGCTCTTCAAGCAGTGGGAGATAGCCCAGTCCTCATCGGGCGGCGCAGTGCTTATGACAGACGCTGAAGAAATACACATAGATTATCAAAAGGCAGTCAGCGAAGGCGGGATGCCCACATATTTTGTCCAGCTCCTAGCCTATCAGATGGCGTGGCATCTAGCCGAGGTCATCACAGACCAGACACAAAAATCTGAATACTGGCGCTCGGTAGCACTTGGCACTCCGGGCGAAGGTCTGCGAGGCGGATATTTTAGACAAGCTGCCAACATAGACGCAGGCGGTCAGACACCGTCTGTTGTAGGTGATTATTTGCTAACGGATGTGAGATGAGCCGAATACAGCAATATCAGTCAAGTTTTACGGTTGGTGAGCTAGACCCTTTGCTCCGGGGCCGCATAGACTTGCAGCAATATTATAGCTCTGTCGATGTAGCAAACAATGTGCTGTTTGAGCCTCAGGGCGGTTTTAGTCGCAGGCCGGGGTTGAAGTTTTTGCTCGATATAACCAACGACAACCCCAGCAACGGCTCAGCTATGATACCGTTTGAGTTCAGCACTACGCAAAACTTCATGATTGTTGCATCAGCGGTAAACAACCAGACCACAATCAGGTTCAGATTTTTTGCGGCTGGGGCTTTACTAACCAACATCAATGGCAGTGGCAATGACTATCTGGACTACACAGTTGGCACTTTGTATGACGTTAGCACCTATGACCTAAACAAGTTATATTTTACACAGAGCGCCGATACACTAATTCTGGTGCATGAAAACTTTGCGCCTTTTAAAATTGTTCGAGGAGCAAACAATACAACGTGGTCAGCATCGGCTCTTAGCCTGACTATTCCAAAGGTTGCCGATACAATCAGCACCAGCAATCCTAGCGGCACGATTACCCCGGACGCCGTTGATGGCACGGTAACTATTACCGCTAGTGCCAGTATCTTTTCTTCTGGCAATGTTGACCAGTTTATCAATGTAACAAACGGTTTTGGCCGCGCTCGGATTGTAAAGTTCAACAGTGCAACTGAGGTCGAGGCTATTGTTGAGATACCGTTTTTTGAAGCCAGCGCTGCGATACCAAATGGCGATTGGGAGCTGGAGACGGGATATGTAGATGCTTGGTCAAACACCAGAGGCTGGCCCCGTACCTGTACATTTCATGAAGCCCGTTTGTATTTTGGCGGCAGTGCCTCAGACCCCAACACACTGTTCGGCTCAAAGGTTAATGACTTCTTTAATTTCAAAGCTGCTGAAGGCTTAGACGATGATGCTATACTGGTCACACTTAGCACTGATAGCGTCAACGCAATCAATGGCATCAGGTCAGGCAGAGACTTACAGATATTTACCTCAGGGGCAGAGTTTTTTGTACCGCAAGCAGACCTTGACCCAATCACACCGTCAAACATCACAATCAAGTCAGCCACCCGCCGTGGAAGCAAAGTAGGACTGCGGCCACAGTCTGCGGAGGGTGGCACCCTATTCATACAGCGGCAGGGCAAGGCTCTGCGTGAAATGCTGTTCTCAGACGTAGAGCTGTCCTATGTGGCTAACAACGTGAGCTTATTATCCTCCCACATGATTGTTGACCCGAAAAGGATGGCTCTACGTGCTGCTACCGATACAACAGAAGGTGACTTGTTGCTGATAGTCAATGGCACAAACACAACCGGCTATAGAGCATCTAGCACCGGGTTCGGCGGAACTATCACTGCCTTTATGCTAAACCGGCCCCAACAGATTGTAGCGCCCTCCAGTTTTACAACCGATGGTGACTTCTTTGATGTAGGCGTTGATTTAGATGATATCTATGTCATCACCAAAAGAACTGTCAGTAGCGCTACGAAATACTATGTTGAACTATTCGATGAAGACCGCACAACAGATGCAGCTATCCAATATTACAACAGTCCTGCAGCTCCTGACCAAGCTCTACCCGGCTCAGCAACAGCCGGTAGCCTGTCACATCTCGAAGGTAAAACAGTCAAAGTCATCAGAGACGATATCGTAGACACTGACCAGACTGTCAGCTCCGGGCAAGTAACGCTCGGCGGCACACCGACTAACTATGCAGAGGTTGGTCTCGATTACACTGTCACAGTTAAAACACAGCCGTTTGAGCCCAGACTGTCCAGTGGTGCTGTTCAAAGCCAACGGCGCAGAATATTAGAGGTCAGCCCTATTTTGTTCAGAAGTCAGAATATAACCATAAACGGCAGAGAAGTTCCGCTGCAAAGTCTGCCTTTAAGTGGCGCTGGCGGTGTCACGACTTTTTCAGGTGTAAAGAAAACTCAAGGCTTTCTCGGCTATGACCGTGATGCACAGATAACAATCAGCCAGAGCAAGCCCCTGTTTTTTACAGTTTTGTCCTTAGATTATAAAGTGAGTGTTGGTCAATGAGTGGTGTAGAGATAGCCTTAGTAGCGGCCTTTGCTGGTCTGAAAGCAAAAGCAACACTGGATGCCGGCAAAGCACAAGCCAATATGTACAACGCACAAGCGCGGCAGACTGAGCTGCAAGGCAGAGTGCAGGCAGTTGAGTATCAAACTAAAGCAAACAATGCGCTCAGCAATCTTGAGACAGTCTTAGCCGCAAACAATGCTCGAGCATCCGCTGGTAATATGGACCCCCTTGCGAGCGGTTCATCTCAGGATTTGATAGCAAGGCTAAACATGCGTGAAGGTGTCAATCAGTTTACGATTGCCCGTGACAATGCTTCGATGGCGAAACAGATGGCAGCATACCAAGCGGGTCAGTATCGCACTGCCGCATCAAACGCCAAGAAGATGGCACAGACCCAAGCACTCATAAGTATAGGGGAAACAGCTATGAGTGGTATGCAAATATTCGGTACACCAGATTTTATGAAGACAACGTGACATGGCTGAACAAGTAAGATTAAAACGAGGCGGACTAGCCCTTAGGGTGCCGCAAGTAGAGTTTGCCGCCAGTAAGGTTGAAGCTCAGGGCTTTGCTAATTTAGCTCGGTCGCTCGATAGCATGACCAACTACTTTTTGCGTGAGGCTGAACAAAAGGCTCAGATTGAAGGCGCTGAGTACGGTGCGCTAAATGCGCCAACACAAAAGCAGATTGATGATGCTTATCTGCGCGGCGAAGAGATAGAAATCCCCGGTGACCAGAACTCTGTTTTTGGCAGAGCGGCCAGAAAGGCTGCGCTTAGCATAGCCAGTGATGAGGTTTCAGCATTAGCAAGCCGAGAACTTGCAAACGTAGAAGGTATCTTTAATCAGGTGCTAGATACCCCCTCGATGCCTCAGGAGGAAAAGCAACGACTGGCAGAGCAGCTTGGCATTACAGACTTTTCGCCTCAGTCTCTAGTCACTGTCATGGACACCGTTATAGCCGGGTATGGCAAAACATTTGACGATACCTCCCCTGCCCTTTCCAAAAGGTTCAGAGCCGAGCAAAGCATTACAGCAAATGGTAAATGGACAAAGTATCTGGATGCTTACGTTAAACAGGAAAACCAAAAGTTAGAGAGCAGCTTCAGAGTGGCTCATGCTGAAAACTATAGCGAAAGCACTATCAGCTCTGCGCTCGAACTGCCCAACGGCCTAGAAATTATAAAAAACAAACGTCAAGATGAAATCAAAAAAGCCAGTTCATTCTTGGTTGGCGCAGAGATGAATACGCACCTTGATGGTATGGTTGCCACAAATGAGGCTGCTGCTTTACAAGTCCTTACTGATAAAACCTTTGCCGGTCCCAGCCCTGTCAAAATCATCAAAAAGGTACAACAAAACCAACTTGCTGACCTAGATGTTGGCATACAAAACTCCGTCAAACTGCTGAAATCTGGTGGGATGTCCAACAGTGACATAGCCCAAGAGCTTCGCAAACGGCGCACGGACCAGCTTACCTTTCTTGAGAATGAGCAAGAGGGGATGAATGACAATGCTGAAAAAGACGAAGCGCAAATAACAGCCTCGGTCATGGAGCATATGGCAAGTGGAAACGCAACGGCGTTTAATACTTCTATTGGTCTGTTAAAAATAACCGACCCAGTCAAAGCTCAAGAGTTTCAGGAAAAGTTTGATGAAGCTGGCGGCAGACGCACTCAGTCTGACCCGGATGTAGTAACAGCTCTCACCAAGATGGGCGCTAATATTACCTTCAGTAATGTTGAAAGCAACATTGACAATTTAAGCAATGCTGACCTGAAAAAGTTTAGGGACCAAGCAGCAAAGTTTGAAAATGCTGAAATGAAGAGAGCTCTGTCTGTTTTGCGCGGGGAGCTTGAGCTTCCTGTTGAAATACAAGCCCTGTCTTCTAGTGACAAAAACTACAATAGAGTTCAGCTCCTTTCAAAAATAAGGGGCAGACTAGAAGCCCGTTTTGATAAAGCACAAAAGGAGGGGTTACCTTTCGATGGTCAGTCGATAGCAGATGAACTGATGACAGAACTCGGTCAGGAATTTGATGACGCTATTGTGGGCGCAACAATACGCAGTGGCGAACAAGTAGTTTCAGTAGTAAATGGGTTTTTAGGGAATGACCAAAAAATTGAAAGCGATGACTTTGATGGCGCAATCACCATCCTCCAAAGATTTAAGCAAAACAAAGATGAACGTCCAGCAGGGTTAAGAAATCTTAGTGACCAGTCTTTTGTTGCGAGGATTGACAGCCTGCGAAAAGCAAAAGAGGCGGCTAATAGAAGATGAACATTCTAGACCATTACAAACAGTCGCATGACCTGAGAACCTCTCAAGATTATGAGGTATCTATCAACGACCAAGGCGCGGGGCTTGGTGAGCCTGCACCTGTAGAAGGTCGGTTTTTCTATCCCGAAGGTGATGCACCTCGACCACAATACGAGGGCGATATTTTAGAGCGCACTGGTCAGGCGTTAGAGGATGTAGGTCAAACTGCTGCATCTATGGCTGTCGGAGCCGGTGCTGGCATGGCCGGGTTGCCCGGTGATGTTGTCGCTCTTGGCGGCGGCTTGGCTAGATTGCTGTTTCCCGGCGATGAGGGGCGCATACAGGGCGCAACTGAGACCATTACGAAGATATCCGAGGCTATCGGCTCCGAGCGCTTTCTGGGGCTTTACAGGGACTTTGTCAATGAAAGTGATATGAGTGCTGAAGATAAGCAGCTAGCCCTTGATGCAGCAGAGACAGGTTCATTTTTCTCTTTACCGGGGGCTGTGCCAGTTGCACAAGCAGCAAAGAAAGGTGCTAAAGCCTACGCCGCCGGAGCCCCTGCCCGTGTTGCTGAACGACAGTCTGGCACTACACTGGCATCTGGCGTAGACCCTACGGCCATGATTGATGATATAATTACGGCGCAGGCGCGATACTTTGAGACAGGCAAGTTTGAGCCACCGACCGCTGAAAACCCTGTATCTGTAGTAAAACCAACTGAACAAGAACCCGGCATCATAGCTTTCCACGGTTCTGGCGCAGACTTTGATGAGTTTCGCCTAGAAATGATTGGCACTGGTGAAGGCGCACAGGCATACGGCTATGGGCTGTATTTTACTGACAGCGAGGATATAGCTAAGTTCTATCGGGACAGCATTGGCAGGGGCAGAAGTAGCATAGTCTATGATGGCGATGCTGTTAGAAGCGCAAGACAGGCTGATGGCCTTACAGACCGCGAAATGATTTTGGACACAATCGCAAGTGAAATGGCGTTTTTTGACCAGAAGCCAGAAAATGTGATTGCAAGAAAAATTAAAAATCTAAAACAAAAAATTGATGACCCAGTAGATATTTCTGCTTATGGGGATGACGCAGAGGCGCAAGAGCTTAAAGATGCAATTATTGCTTCAAGTAAACGTGAATTAGAAATTTACGAAAGCATTGACCCAGATAAGTTTGGGCGTGGCAAGATGTACAAGGTCGGGCTGTCTCCCAAGCCTGACGAATTAGTGGATTATGACTTGTCCTTAAATCAACAGCCAGAGAAAATCAAAAAAGTGTTGCAGCCGTTTTATGAAAAATATGGTGTTGCAAACACTGCTGATTTTGGGACTTTGTTGTCATCTGTGCAAAGCACCAGGGCAATACCAGATGACGCTTTTGCAGAAAAACTTGTTGAAGCTGGCATCCCCGGCATCAAATATCGTGCCGCTGGCTCAAGGGGCGCAGCTACGGCTGATGAAGCGGCAGAGCGCAACTATGTCATCTTTGACGATAAAGCGGTCAAGATTTTAGAAAAATACGGCATTGTCGGGCCTGTAGCTGTTACAGCCGGTGCGGCCTCGCAAACAGACACGGAGGCGGATGATGGCAAAACTACTTAAAGAAGCTATCACCTCTCTGGGCAAGGCTGTCGAAAATGCAGAGCGCCGGTCTTTTGGCAGCATGGTGCCAGACGATGAAGTCACAAAAATGCAGTCAGGTGACATCGTTATCAAGGCCATGCCTGATGATGACCTCAAGGCTTTGAACCAAGCGCTAGACCAAAGCGGCTTTCAACAAGGACTGAACCTCGGAAGAATTGGTGAAATATTTGATGGCATGGACAAAGGCGAGTTCAATATGGAAGTCGTCCTTACCAACATCAAGAACAACAATAAAGAGCTGTTCAACCAGATGCGCCGTGAAACAAAGTCTATGGACGCACTTATGGCTATGGCTGAAGCTACAGGTTCAGATGCAATCATTCACAAGTTTCTCGGTCGTAAACCGGGTCAAGTGCAACCTCCAGAAGAGGTCTTGGCTGGTTTGGCGGCTGTCATCAAAATGGGTCGTGAATTGCGTGATAATGCTAGAAAAGCTCTTGATATGGATGAGCCAGCCAAAGAGGAGGCATTTAAGAAGCTACGGCTCATGGCTACGGTGCAGAGCAACCTTGCCGCTCAAGTCGCTGGTAACGTCTCAGAATATGGTCGGGGCCTGTCAGTAGTCAGCAATATATCAAAGCTAGAAGGCATCAATCTTACAAGCTACGCAAACCAACTAGATGAGTTTGTGCAGGGCATGGATGATGGTCTGATTGACTATCACCTGAACACCTTTCTCACTTTGCAAAAACCATCTGAACGAGCAAAGTATGCGGAGAGTGGCTGGGCATCTAAGACATATGACTTAGCTATGGAGCAATACATAAACGCCCTGCTCTCAAGCCCGGTAACTCACATGGTCAACATTGCAGGCAACGCCTCTTTCCAAATGCTGTCATTGGCTGAGCGTGGACTATCTGGTCTCATTGGCACAGTTAGGACATTAGGCGGCAGACGCGGTAACGTAGGTGACCAGCGCTATATTGGAGAGGCTGCGGCTGAAGCACATGGGCTTATGATGGCTCAAAAAGATGCGTTTCTGCTTATGGGCAAAACAATGGTTACTGGTGAAAGCTCAGACTTCGTTACTAAGATAGACTTGCGTACCAGACGAGCTCTCGGCGGTA